ACAATCAAACAGCAAATCACACGTGACCTAGCAGGTCTTGATGTAAACGATAGCAACTCAGTAGTTCGCAGATACTTCCGCCTGTTTATCGAAGGCTCATATGCCAACGGTAACGGTGAGCAGGTACAAGCGGAGAACTTACAGAACCTTGAGGGTATCTGGTCCCCCTTCACCAACACCACACAACGCCAGTTGCGTTCATGGGCAATCAACCAGTTCGTTCGCAACTGCATGGCTGACTACGGTGGCTCATACTCACACGTGCAAAAGTGCATCGTCGAGGCAATGCCAGAGAAAGACTTAGCAGGTCTAACGGAAGCATTGGTCAACGACAGCATCGAATGGATGTTGTCCTGCCGTGAGGAGGTGTAATCATGTCAGTCTATTACACACTATTCGTATTCGATAAGACCGCTGACAAGTGGGTGGATGTCTTCGGGGCAACCACTCGCGCTGAATGTGTCGAAGAGGGCCAAGAGTACTTCGGGCAGCGCAAGCACATCCTGAAGAGTGACGGAACCCACGTAGGACTAATGAAGAACTACGCGGAACTAGGGCAGCGTGTGCAAGACCTACACCCACATGAGAAAGACCTTGTTATCTTTCAGGCCACACAGTTTCCACATGAGGGTGACACCCACCTCTACCACATTCTAGGCCACTTCAATGGTCAGTTCCTCAGCGCAGTGTTCAACAACGACTGCAAAGGTTTCTATTACAGCCATTACTTTGGTGAAGACCAAATGGAAGCCTTGGCAGACTACCGCGCACGTGTCGGTGACCGTTTCGATTTGTGGACACGTGGTCAAGGCCGCCCAAAGTTTGCCTCACTTGAGGAGGCATATGAAGCAGCAATGGAACGCCGCGACTGTCTCCTGACTTACACGAAGGAGGTGGCGTGATGTGGAACTGGAAAGAAATTCTAGGCGATCTAGTGGGCGTTCTGTGCCTCTTCTTCATCCTCTACGGCGGCCTTGTCTTTGGCTCAATCTACTAAACCCCTGAGCCTCTGGGGACACACCTTAGAGGCTTACATTCTTATCATGCATGGGGTGGATGTTGTGTGGAAGCCAGAGAAGCCCACAGACGAACCGCCCTTCTAAAGGAGACAGTCGAATGACTTTAAATACAGCAGAATACAGAAAAGAGAACATTGGAACAAACGCCTACGGCTTGGTGTGGTCTGGAGACTTCATGCCGATGCTTGGCGATGTGGTTGGCACAGGCTCTTGGGGCAACGCCAAGGTTACAGGGTACTTCACGGAGAACGGTTACCTAGGTGTTGAACTAGAGCCGCTAGACCCGCCGCAGTGGTGGATTGAGCAAATGATACGCGGAGGACACAGCACCAAAGAATTGCTGTTGTTCGGAATTGAAATCAAAAAGTTAGGGTGAGCGAAATGTCACACGAAGAAAACTACACCGCAGACCGCATCACATGGTCAATCTACAAGAACACTGATGGACCAGTGGAACAGTGGGAAGACGAGGACCGTGTAGGTCACGACACAATCGCAGAGTTACCAGACGGTGACTATTGGCTAGTGCAACCACACTTGCGCCTAACGAGAGACGCTGAGGGTAAGTTTGAGCAGCATTGGTCACGCCAAGTCATGAAGCAAAAGATCAAGGTTCGTGATGGGCGTGTTGATGTCCAATCGTGCAAAGAGGCTGTCGCTGAGTTCCTGAACCGCACAGGTGATTGGCACTCGTTCATCGAGTCAGTCGAAATTGTAAACAACAGCGACACACCGACAGTTCGCTTTTTCTTGGGGAGTTAAGAACATGAAATTCACAATAGACGAATTGGACCTAATCTTGAGCCTCTGTGAGGAGGCGCAAGACTACGCAGAGCATGGCTTCAGCAGTGAAGACATCAGAAATTTGGACTGGCTGGTGCGCCTTAGCGGCATTGCCGCATTAAAGGAGAAACTAGAGGAAGAGGGAGGGTTGAAGCCATGAGACTTTACACACAAAACGGACACTGGGTAGGCACACAGGCCGAGGCCAAGCGTGAACACGGCGAGGTCAATCTGGTTGACGTACCAACCGACAAGGCAGCGTTACTTGAGTGGCTTAACTTCCATGCCGTGGGCAGTTCATATGTCCCACCAATCGACAGCGACAGCATCCGCACCGCTGTACCAACGCGCAGCAGCAGCACAAGACCGCACCCGTGGCAGTCAGTCCGCGAAATGGCAGAGAGTGCCTCGCTCAAGGACTTGGGTGTGGTGTTGGCGGTCATCATGAACCGCATGGATGAACTAGCCGACAAGGAGACAGCGCAATGAAACGCTACAGCATCATCCGAAACTACTGGTGTGCGGACTTCTACGAGGTTCGTGCAGCATCCGAAGCCGAAGCCCTGAAGTTGGTCAAGCGCGGCGAGGGGTTCATCAAGACTAAACATGCAGACGTCGATGAATCTGTAGATGTCACTGTACTGGAGGAGGCCACGTCATGATTACTTTTGCTGACTTTATGAACCAAGAGGCTGACCGTCTGTGGCGTGGGGACCACAAACGCCGCTCGATTGCCAAGGGTGAGAAGTTCGCTGCCTTTGCTGACCACAGCACACGGCACATAGGCGACTTCAAGCCTTCCGACATCCACGCCTACTTTGACAGCCTTACAGCGCAGGGACTGAGCGACAACACAGTGAACCACTACGCAGCCATGCTGACCAAGGTTTTCAAGCAAGCGGTGAAGGAGGAGGTAATCACCCACGCACCACAGTTCACATGGAAAACCGTGGAAAACACACAGCGTCCACTCTACTTCACCAAAGCACAGTTGGAGCGTGTGGAAGCATGGTTCAGGGATTCCAGTGAACCTTGGGTGGAACACTTCGTTGTAATTGGTCACCAGACAGGCATGAGGCTCGGTGAAATATGCCAAGTGGCACCTCACAGCATCACCGAGGATGACAACGGTGACACATGGATTCACCTTGAGAAAACCAAGAACGGAGAGGAACGGTTTGTACCAGTGAACGCCAGAGCATACAGCGCATTAGAAGCCTTAGGTTTTGACTGTCGTGGCTTCTTTGAACACACGCGGTTCTACCGTGCTTGGGGTGCCATGCGTAGAGACATCCTAGGCAACGACAGCCGCTATGTGTTCCACACGCTGAGACACACAGCCGCGACAGTCATGGCGAATGACCTCAAGGCTAACACAGCGGTCATAGGGATGCTCTTAGGGCATAAGAGCGAGAAGACCACCCGCAAGTACATCAAAGCCAAACCCAGCGCACTTCAAGCACTGGCAGCGCAAATGGCAGGGTAAACAATTGACGCAACACGATGGGGCTTGAGGCAGGTTGAGCAGCTAAAAATACTTCTGCCCCCCTATCGAAGGACAACAGGAAAAGCCAACAAATGAATAAAACTATAGATGCTAAGGATACTAATGCCGCCTATGAGTGGAGCATGAGGGAACAAGGGAAGGACAAGTGGGACCAAAAGCACTCTGAGCAGACTGAAGCGACAGATAGCCCCCACCACTTCAACAAACTAAAAGAAGCATTACCAAAGGTAGCTGAAGGAATACTACAGTCACTAAAGTCAGCTAAAGCCACCAAAGGCCGTTTGCCTATGTGGGTGGAGGAGTTGTCACAAGTAGACTCAAGCACTTTAGCTTACATTGGTCTTTTGTGTTCCTTTAATGGGGTGTTGAAGACGGAGTCGGTCACTCAAGTCACCCAAAAGATAGGCGAACTTGTGGAGAAAGAGTTGCTCAAGCATGACCTAATGCTAGACGACAAGGCCAAGCATCGTGCAGCCGTACAGCAAGCCGAAGAACTTGGACTTGAGAGACCAAAGCCACTCAACACAAACAAGCGACTAATTGACCAAGTAACAGAGGCGCACACCAGCCCTGCATACAGACTGAAAGCCCTGCGGATTATCGCAGAGAAGAACGGTATGCGGTCTTTGAACTTCGGCATAGCTAAGACACGTGCAGAACGTCAGGCACTTAAAGAACGCAGAGCCAAACTAGCGGCACCTGTGCTGTCTAATGTGCTTGAGTTCTCTGATGTGTTCGACAAGGTGCTTGTGGTCGAAGGTAAGAACAATACCAGCCTGAAGTTGACCTTTACGGATGAAGCACAAGAGCAACTAGAGAAGTCTGAAAGATACCTCTCTTGGATGGCCCCGATCTACAAGCCAATGCTTGCGGAGCCTAAGCCTTGGGTGGACTTTGACACAGGGTGTTACCATGACGACTTCCTAGCCTCCTCAGTCAAATTGGTCAGAGGGGCCACAGCGGAGCAGGAAGCCGCCATACGCTACGCTTTCACTCAGGGCACCCCTACCTACGTCAAGGCAGTTAACGCGCTTCAGGCGACTCCTCTGTCGATCAATGAGGCTATTCTGGAGGTAGTCCAGTGGTGTTGGGATGAACAAAAGCAATTCGGTAAGTTTCCCACCGCAAAACTGCCAGAAAGACCACGGATGCCAGAGAACTGGCAAGAGTTGGACCGTGAGGTCATTGCGGAAATCAAAGCAGACATAAGGAGACACCAGAAACTAGAGTCACAGGTCAAAGGGGCCGCTGAGGTTATGCGTCAGGACTTACAGACAGCGCATGAACTGGCAGTTCACGACAAGTTCTATTTGCCAGTCTATATGGACTTCAGGGGACGCTTGTACTTTGTACCTACCTTCAACTACCACAGAGATGACCACATTAAGGCACTCTTCACTTACTTCAGAGGCTACAAAGTTGACGGTAATAACGCCTTTTGGTTAAAGGTACATTTAGCAAACGTAGGGGACTTTGACAAAGTGTCCAAGCGTCCACTGGATGACCGTGTGCAGTGGGTTGAGGATAATCGGGAGTGGTTGTTAGAGGTCGCTCAAGACTTCAAGTCAACTTTTGACCTCTGGTCCAAGGCTGACAAACCGTTCCAGTTTCTTGCGGCTGTCTTCGAGTACGCAAGGCTTGAGGCAGAGGGCGAAGACTTCGTTTCCTACGTCCCTATCAGCCTCGACGGAACTAACAGTGGTGTGCAGCACTACAGCGGCATCAACCGAAGCAAACGCGAAGGTGCGTTGGTCAACCTCGTCCCTAGCGAAGAAATGGCCGACATCTACCGCACCAATGCAGAGCGAGTGGTCAAGGTTCTCGAAGGTAAACTTGAGGACGAAACACCCTTCAACGCCAGACGCGACAACAGCAAGACGGTGGGTGAACTTGCAAAGACTTGGTTGGACTATGGGGTCACCCGAAGCGTTCTTAAGAGGTCAGTAATGACCTTTGGATACAGTTCCAAGCCTGTCGGAATGTCCGCACAGTTCGTGGAAGACTTTATGCAGCCTTTGCAGCGTAAAGTTGCCTATAAGGAAATCGACACGCACCCTCTTGGGTCTACCGAGGAGGAACAGTTCGATGCTGCAAGGTTCATGGCTCAGGTATGCTATGACGCCATTCAGGACACCCTGCCCAAGGTGTCTGAAGCAATGGAGTACCTACAGCACGTGACCGAGGCTCTAGCACGAGAGAACAAGCCGATAAGGTGGACATCACCGAGTGGCTTTCCGATTGTCCAAGACTACAGGAAGACGAAGCGCAAAGAGATTCAGATTTTCCTGTACGACAGAGCAATCAAGCAACGTGGGCGCACTAAGATGTCACTACGCGAAGAGATAGACCAGAGTGACGTAAAGAAGGCCACAAACGGCATAGCCCCCAACATGATTCATGGGTGTGACTCAGGGCATATGCACCTATGCATAGTCAGAATGTTGGAGGAAGGGACTGCCGAGGACTTCTTTATGATTCATGACAGTTTTTCTGTGAGTGGTGACGTGTGGGACTTGTTTGATACTGTGCGAGAAACATTCATCGACATGTACAATGGTGAGTGTGTGTTTGAACGGTTTGAAAACGAGGTTCGGCAACAGTTGTCTAACCCTGCACATGAGTTCGACAGGAATATTCCAGAGAAAGGGACACTGGACTTACAGTCCATCAGATTGAGTCAATTTTGCTTCAGTTGACTTCTGCCCCCCTATCGAAGGACAGCGGTTTTCTCCTCCCTATTTGCCGCTGACTTTCAAACTCTTTTCCTGTCCTCTGGGGTGGCCTTCGGGTCACCCCTTTTTCTATCAGCACAAAGGAACGACTAAAGAATGGCAAAAAAGATACAATTCTTGACTAACGTAGGCCGCGCGAAATATCCGCACCTGAACAAACCAGACACTGCTTTCAACACGGACAACCCGAAGTACAAAACGGAACTTGTGATGTCACAAGAAGACGCAAAGCATTTGGTCGCCAAGATCAAAGAAGCAGCAGCGGAAGAGTTTGGTGCATCTAAGAAGAACCTTCGTATGCCCTTCAGCGTAGACGAAGAGACTGGTGAGGTTTCTTTCAAGGTTCAGTCAAAGTACCAACCAAAGTTTTACGACACCAAGGGTCAAGTAATCGCACCCAGCGCACTACCGAACATTGGTGGCGGAAGCCAACTAAAAGGTGGCGGTATTCTCAACCTTTATACTGTCTCAGGTTCATCTGGTGTCTCAATGATGCTGGACAAGATTCAGGTAGTTGATGTCGTTGGTTTCGGTGGGGATGAAACAGGATTTGACGAGGTCGAAGGCTCTTTTGTCGTCGATGCGTCAATGGAGGCCACGTCTGACACCCTCAAGACAGACGTGACCAAGGATGACTTTGACTTCTAACCTCCCAAAGAAGAACAAAGCATTCTACAGAGGCTTGGCGGCGGGTTACCGTTCGGGCCTCGAAGAAACCATAGCGGAGCAACTTCAGTCACATTCGATTGAAGTATTGTATGAGACTGACCGTATCCACTATGAAATCCCAGCGCGGCAAGCGAGATACACCCCCGATTTCAAACTGCCGAAGAAGGATGGATTTTGGTATCTTGAGTCGAAAGGCATTTGGGCGGTCCAAGACCGTGCCAAACACCTCTTGATCAAGAAGCAGCACACAGACATCGACATTCGATTTGTGTTCAGCAATGCGCGGTCCAAACTCTACAAAGGTAGCAAGACTACCTACGCGGACTACTGCGAGAAGCATGGTTTCTTATGGGCACACAAGGTCATCCCTGATGACTGGATTGAAGAGTGCCTACAAAGGTGAGCGAGGGGCGGCTAAGGTCGCCCCTTTTTCTATTTCCCAAGGACAGCGAAATGAACAAAGAGATTAACGAGACAGACGCGGAGTTCGTTAGTCATGAGCCATGCGAGGCTTGTGGCTCTTCGGATGCAAACGCGCTGTACAGCGATGGTAGTATGTGGTGTTTCTCATGCCAGACTTACAAACCATCAGATGACGATAGTTTTGAGACCACCGTTCAAACCAAAGTGAAGCGTGACCTAATCGAAGGTGACTACGTGGAACTACGGAGCCGTGGTCTGACCGAAGCCACCTGCCGCAAGTTTGGCTACATGGTGGGTGAGGTGAATGGTCAACCTGTGCATCTGGCGACATACAAGACGCGCCAAGGCCAAGCCGTGGCACAGAAAGTACGCACCAAAGACAAGAAGTTTTCCGTGGTTGGCGACAAGGACCAGATGGGTCTGTTCGGTTGGCACTTGTGGTCCTCTGGAAAGAAACTGGTAGTTGCAGAAGGCGAAGTAGACGCCATGACAATATCGCAAGTCCAAGGGCATAAATTTGCTACATGCAGCGTTCCCCACGGCGCACAGAGTGCTAAGAAGCATCTACTGAAAGAGATAGATTACCTCAGCAACTTTGAGGAAATCATCCTCATGTTTGACCAAGACACAGCAGGTATTGAGGCAGCCAAAGCCTGTGCCGAAGTCTTGCCTCTTGGTAAAACAAAGATTGCCGTGTTGCCCCACAAGGACGCTAATGAGTGTCTGATGAAAGGTGAGGCAGGTGCAATCATCACAGCCATTCACCAAGCGCAGCAATACAGGCCAGACGGCATTGTGGCTATGGCAGACATGCGTGACGTGGTGGCAGCCAAGGATGCTGAAAGTCCTATCAAGTACCCCTACCCCAAACTGAACGAAATGCTGAAAGGCATACGCACTGGTCTCGTGACGATTGCGGCAGGGTCTGGGGTCGGTAAGTCAACCTTAGTTCGGGAGTTGGCTTATAGGATACACCAAGACGGCTTCACTGTGGGGATGATGATGTTGGAGGAAAGCACTAAGCGTACCGCACAGGGGCTTGTAGGCATCCACATCAACAAGAACATCACCATAGATAATGAGGCAGCCACAGACGAAGAGATAACCACAGGGTTCGATGACCTAATGTCTAAAAGCCCAATCTATCTCTTTGACCACTTTGGTAGCACTGACATGGACACCATTGAAAACCGTATTCGCTACATGAAGCACGGTCTTGGGTGTGACGTAGTCTTCTTAGATCACGTTAGTATCTTGGTCAGTGGATTGACCGCTGAGACGTCCAATGAACGGACACTCATAGACTCAATCGTCCACAGACTACGTGTCCTGTGTTCTGAACTAGACCTTCCGCTAATCCTCGTGTCTCACCTACGCCGCCCAAGTGGCGATAGAGGGCATGAGAACGGCGATAGAGTGTCGCTCAATCAGTTCAGAGGAAGCCACGGTTTGGTCCAACTCTCAGACGCCTGTGTTGGCCTTGAGGTGGACGCTGAAGACCCGACAGCGGGTCTTAGGAACTTAGTTGTCTTGAAGAACCGATTTACAGGTGAGGTCGGTCCCGCAGGTCAACTTCAGTATGACAGAGACAAAGGGCGTCTCATGTCAGCAGATAACTTCATGCCCTTCTAATGGAGACTAAAGAAAACATGCAGCAGACAGAAATGAAGTTCGCAAACGAACAAAAAGAAACACCAAGAACACGTATCAGAAAGTCGGAACAAAAGGTTCTAAACGTCATATTTTTATCAAAGGCTTCAGGCATCATTGCGTCGGAAATATGCAAAAAACTGAAGCACATGCCATACGGCACAGTCACAAGCAAATTCAAGTCACTCGAAGCGGGTGGGCACATCGAAGCCATAGGTAAACGTAAGGGTCCAACTGGACGGATGCAAACTATCTGGCGTCACACAAGTTTTGGCACTGGCAAACGTCAATATGACTACGCCTAAGGAGAGGTATTACTATGGTTAATCACATGTACACAATGAATGACTATCAGGCTGATACAGCCGCTACAGCAATCTATAAGTGGAAGGTCATCTACCCTGCCCTTGGTCTTGCCAATGAGGCGGGTGAGGTAGGCGGTAAGATCAAGAAGTTGATCCGCGATGACAACATCCGTTTCGATGGAAAGATTGTGTTGAGCGACAAGCAACGTGCAGACATCGGTGCGGAACTTGGTGATGTACTGTGGTATGTCGCAAGCCTTGCGCGTGACTTAGACATCTCGCTAAACTCAATCGCAGCCATGAACATTGAGAAACTGAACTCCCGCAAAGAGCGTGGGGTCATTGGTGGTTCTGGCGACAACCGTTGAGATGGGTCTTTGACCTAGAATCCAACGGACTACTGGACAAGATGGACCGCATTCACTGCTTGGTCCTTCGCAACCCAGACACAGACGAAGTAAGGGCTTTCCGTCCTGATAATATCTCTGAAGGCGTACAACTTCTTGTACAAGCCGAAGAAATAATCGGACACAACATCCTCGACTTCGACATCCCTGCAATACAACTTGTTTATCCCGACTTCGTACCTTCAGGTAAGGTGACGGATACCTTGGTCATGTCTAGGCTGATCAAGCACGAGTTGTTCAATGAAGACGCTGAAAGAGGTTTTTCACAAGCGGACTTTCCGAAGCGTCTTTGGGGTTCCCATAGCCTAAAGGCGTGGGGACTCCGTCTCAGCGACTTCAAAGATGACTATGATGGTGGTTGGGAAGCATTTAGCGAAGAGATGCTTTCTTACTGTATTCAGGACACCAAAGTCACCGACACTCTCTACAAGCATTTCATGAGTACCGAACCTTCGGAACAGTCAATGATGCTTGAACACCGCATGGCTGTCATCTGTAAAGAGATTGGTAGCAACGGTTGGACTTTTGACGAAAAGAAGGCAGCGGATTTATATGCGCACCTAGCCCAAAAGCGTCACACCATCGAAGACAAACTGAAGGACTTGTTTCCACCTTGGGAAGTACACGAGGACTTCGTGCCTAAACGTGACAACAAGACCAAAGGTTACGTTGCGGGTGAGGTGTTCGTTAAGTCCAAGACCATCTACTTCAACCCCAGCTCAAGGCAACACATCCACAAATGCTTAGTCGATAAGTACAAGTGGAAGCCTAAGAGTTTCACAGAAAGTGGTCAGGCTAAGATTGACGAAAAGATACTAGCCGCACTGCCCTACCCTGAGTCCAAGGAACTAGCCGAGTTCTTCTTGTTACAGAAGCGTATCGGAATGCTTGCTGAAGGTAAGGGTGCGTGGATGAAGAAGGTTGATGCTGATGGTCGCCTACGTCACCGCTTGGTGTCAAATGGGACTACCTCGTCCCGCGCGGCTCATCAATCGCCAAATTTAGGTCAAGTGCCTAGCACAGGGTCCGAGTATGGCAGAGAGTGTCGTGAGTTGTTCACCGTGCCTGAGGGTTGGTGGTTGTGCGGTAGTGACCTTTCAGGAATCGAAGTTCGCTGTCTCGCCTCTTACCTCTACCCTTATGACAAGGGCGAGTATGCACAGCAGATACTTGAGGGTGACATACACTCCTATAACCAACGCGCTACAGGTCTGGAGACACGCCCACAGGCGAAGACATGGCTTTACGCTACGCTCTACGGTGGAGGCGATGCACTCATCGGTCAGATAGCAGGTGGTGGTGTACAGCGAGGGCGTGAACTCAAAGCAAACTACGACAAGGCAGTTCCAGCGTTTGCGACACTCAAGAAGAACCTGAAGACCGCTTACAAGCGTGGGTACATCAAGGCGATTGACGGACGGAAACTAAAGATACGTTCCGAACACCGCTGTCTCTCACAGTTGCTTCAGTCATGCGGCAGCATCGTGAGTAAGCAGTGGGTCATGATGACCTACGACGAAATCAAGAAACAACATGGCGACGATGCGTACATTGTGGGCTGGGTCCACGATGAAATTCAAGTCGCCTGTAGAACTAAGGAAGTTGCTGAACATGTCGGTAATATCTCTCGACGAATGGCGGAAGCGTCAGGCGTTGCTCTCGGAATTAAAATCCCCATCGCCGCAGAATATTCCGTGGGAACAACTTGGGCTGACACGCACTGAGGTTGACGAATACATAGAAAACCTTGTGGCACTCTACGTGGTGCTAGACCGTGCGTGGCGGTCACCTTTCACAGTTAAGTCCGACTTTTCCCGCAAGGGCGCAATGCACGTGGCAATCGCTGCATCAGAGGGCTTCATCACAACCAAAGTAGACGTCGATTCATGGGGCAGCCGTTGGTGCATTACGGATGTCGGAATGGAGGTCAAAGGAGAAATAGATGATGTTCTTAAAGAACTGTTACCCCCGCACCACAATAGTCATTGATGGTGACTTGTACCTCTATCGCTGTGCAGCCTCTTGTGAAGAGGAGACAGATTGGGGTGATGATGTGTGGTCACTCTCGACAGACCTGAAACAAGCCAAGGCAGCCTTTGCAGCCACGGTTTCTGACTTCGCTAAAGACCTAGATGCTAAAGACATCGTGGTCACTCTGTCAGGACACAGCAACTTCAGGAAATCAGTAGAACCTTCGTACAAGGCAGCACGTAAGAAGACACGTAAGCCTGTCGGGTACAGGGCACTTACTGAGTGGGTCAAGGAAACCTATGAGACCATCCAAGTTGACTGCTTAGAAGCAGATGACGTCATGGGAATCCTAGGGTCTGTACCTCAGACCAGAGCGATTGTTGTGTCTGATGATAAGGACATGAAGTCTGTTCCTTGTCGTCTCTATAGACCCGCAAGTGAAGAACGGTTGCACATTAGTGAGGCCGAGGCTGACAGGTACTTCTACACCCAAACCCTCACAGGTGACGTAACTGACGGTTACTCAGGGTGTCCAAAGATTGGACCTAAGACAGCCGAGAAAGTGTTGGGCAGCCATGCGACATGGAACGCTGTGGTCAACGCCTATCAAAAAGAAAACCTAACCGCAGACTACGCGCTGACCCAAGCGCGATTAGCAAGGATTCTTAGAGACCCAGATTGGGACGAAGAGACACAAGCGGTCAAACTTTGGGAACCCACAAGATGACACCAGAACAGTACAAAAACATAGTAAAGAGTGCCTTCAGGCTACCCATGTACCCAGATGAAATCCAAGAAATCATCAGGTACGAAATGGAAGAGCATGAGAAGCGTATAGACCGTAATTACCTACACGGCGAGAGACAGCCTCTGCGTCACCGTTCAGCACCAGAGGTATACGCTGGGACACAACAAAGCGGCAGCCGCCAAAAGATAAACCTGTGGCTAATGCAGAACCCAGCGCACAACGTCTTCTCAGGAATGCCTCTAATTGAACTAGGGGTTCCTAGGTCCACAATCCGTGACCACTTTCAGCGTCTATCGGCTGCTGAGATAATCACAGAACACTTCTTGAAAGGGAACAATGGTTACAAGCAGTACACCATGAATCCTTACCAACATAACAAGTTGAAGGAGTGGTGTGGCCTTGAGACCTAAAGACCTGATTGAACGCCCAGAGCATTACGCACAATGGGCGATAGAACCAATCGTGTTCATCATGAGCAATAAGTTCGAGTTCTGGCGGGGCAACATAATAAAATACGCAAGCCGCGCAGGGTCCAAGGAATACTACGGACAATCACCCGAACAATCAGAAATCACCGATCTCCGCAAAGCAATTAGGTACTGCGAAATGCGGATCAATGAACTTGAGGGAAAGAAACCTAATGAATAATTATCTGCCAACAGACTATCAAGCGTTCATCCACACATCACGATACGCACGATGGATTGAGGAAGAAGGCCGCAGGGAAACGTGGTCCGAGACTGTGGGTCGCTACATCAAGAATGTTGTGGCACCTAAGGTCGATGCAGAGACAGCACAGGAGATTGAGGAAGCAATCCTTAGCCTCGAAGTGATGCCCTCTATGAGAGCAATGATGACCGCTGGTGTGGCATTGGATAGAGACAATGTCGCAGGGTACAACTGTTCCTACACACCAATAGACCACAAGCGTTGCTTTGATGAAGTCCTCTACATCCTCCTTAACGGAACTGGCGTAGGGTACTCATGTGAACAAAAGTACGTGAACAGCCTACCACCAGTACCTCGTATCATCAGCCACCGTGACATCACGATTGTCGTGGAGGACAGTAAGGAAGGTTGGGCTGATGCCTACCGTCAGTTAATCGAAGAGTTGTACGATGGTACAATACCGAAGTGGGACGTGTCTAAGGTGCGCCCTGCGGGTGCCAGACTAAAGACCTTTGGGGGCCGTGCGTCTGGACCAGAGCCACTCATAGAACTCTTTAAGTTCACCATCGACAGTTTTATCAAAGCACAGGGTCGTCAACTTACCTCACTAGAGGTCCACAGCATCATGTGCATGATTGGTAACATTGTTGTTGTGGGTGGTGTGCGCCGTAGTGCCATGATTAGCCTGAGTGACCTTACAGACGAAGAGATGCGTGATGCCAAGTCAGGCGAATGGTGGGTGGAGAATGACCACTTTAGACTCGCCAACAACTCCGTGGCCTACGATGGTAAACCAGACGCAGTTACCTTCATGCGCGAATGGACAGCCTTGGCTGCAAGTGGCTCAGGTGAGCGTGGTATCTTTAATCGTAAGGCAGCCACAGACAAAGCCATGCGCGAAGGTATCCGTGCGACTAACTACGAGTTCGGGACCAACCCATGTTCGGAAATCGTGTTGCGCGGAAGTCGCCTAGAGAAAGTCAAGAATCTGGAAACTGGCGAATACGAATTGAAACCAGTAGTCGGCACAGGCGGTCAGTTCTGTAACCTTACGGAGGCCGTGATTAAGTCTACGGATACTATGGATGCTATCTGTCGCAAGATACGACTAGCGTCTATCCTAGGCACCATTCAGGCGACTATGACCTACTTCCCCTACCTCCGTGAATGCTGGAAACAGAACACGGACGAAGAGGCTCTCCTTGGTGTCTCTATGACAGGCATCATGGACAACGCTTTGACCAACGGTAAGAAGGAAGGTCTTGTGCCACGTCTACAGATGTTCCGTAGGATTGCTGTGGAGACAAACGAGAACTGGTCGAAGAAGTTAGGCATCAACAAGGCGGCGGCTGTCACGGCGGTGAAACCATCGGGCACGGTAAGTCAACTTGTAGACTCTGCTAGTGGAATCCATGCGCGTCACAACGACTACTACATCCGTACAGTCCGTGGTGACAACAAAGACCCACTAACGCAGTTCATGAAGGACCAAGGTATCCCTGCGGAACCATGTGCCATGAAGCCTGAGACTACCACAGTCTTCAGTTTCCCTATGTCCGCTGTCGGTTCTATCACTAGAAACGATATGGGGGCCGTAGAGCAACTGCAAATGTGGCTGATGTACCAACGCTTCTATACGTGCCACAAGCCCTCTGTGACGGTCTCTGTGGGCGAGGACGAATGGCCTGAGGTAGGTGCATTTGTCTACAAGCACTTCGACGAAATGTCAGGGGTGTCCTTCTTGCCACGGTTTGAACACACGTATGCTCAAGCACCGTATCAAGACTGCACGATGGAAGAGTATCTAGCGGCACTCAGAGAGATGCCTAAGCGTATCGACTGGTCCAAACTATCGGACTACGAGAAAGAGGATGGGACTAAGGCGTCTCAGACTCTCGCGTGTACTGGAGGTACTTGTGAACTTGTAGACCTTACAGCCTAAGAGTTGGCCCTTCGGGGCCGCCTCACCCACTACCCTTACCAATGCTAAGAGGAATACCAATGTTCACAGTAGAACATGAGGACAACTACACCAAGATTGTTGTGGTTGATGACCACGCGCGACATGAAGACATCGACATGTTCTTAGAGAACGATGGTCGTGTGTATATACGCCAGTTCGACGAAAAGAATAATGCGCATGAGATACTGATAGTTTCCTACCACCAACTCCTTGATCTGATAGCCGCTTTGGACTCTCCAGAGGGCATGTTCGAGACTGAGTTGCGAAAACAAGTAGAATAGACCAATTTTACTATTGACCACATGTATCGTTTTGATACTTTCAAGTTTCTGATTGTTTTGGTGGTGTGGAAGTGTCTGGTAACCCTGCGGTTGCTAGGTATGCTCAGACACTTCCGTAACTCTCGTTTACTGTTGCTAGACAAAAAACTTGAGTGCACCTAATGTAAGACTTGGTGTACTCTTTTACTACGTGAACATTTAGAGAACAAAACGAAAAAACACTGATCAGGGACGCTTAGTAGTCTCTAACCAGTGTTCAGTGGGTCGCCTTCTTCACTTGTTTTGGCGAAGCATTATGGCGACCAGTAATCCAACTATTATAAGTTCGCTTATGGGGAAACCGATTCCAGTAATCATGGGACCAACCTCCTTTCGGTAGGCCGTAGGAACCCAAAGCCGCCCTACGACTGCGCGGCTGCTGCCAGTTGGGGCAACAGGGTTAAGGTGCGATCTGTGTTTTTTGTGTTTACCTCAGACCACCAATTCGAAGTGTGGCATATCGTTGAATCCTATCCGACCCTGCTGTCTGCGTAGGGTGTGGTAGGCTTTCCAACAGGACTTCATGTCACCGTCCCACTTACGACAATCAAATGGGTACTTATGTTCAGGCACAGCCCATGCAGCACCCCAGCACAGAGCAACACCGCATTCCTGTGCTGCCTTTTGCATAGCGTCTGCAATCGGAAAGTAGGCCGCCTCTTCCCAGCGGATACCTGTGACACTGTCATAGGCACCTAGGTCAACGGCTAGACCATCCAAGTGCTTAGACTTCATGGTCTGACTGTTACCTTTTGACACCAACTCACGCTGACGTTCTATGGACCGTAGTCCTTCCAGTACCGTGAAGTCGGCTTCAGATATGCTGATAGCCTTCTTGACTACAGCGACAAGTCTTTCATCCACACCCTCTAACCTAGAGAGGCTTTTCTTACCGAGTCTAAATGCCATTAGTCTGCTTCCTTGTGCGTATGCTTGTGACCATAGACAACAGCCCCCTGCCCATCTCACTTGGTGAAGGCAGTAGCCAACCGAGGATAAGAGCAATGATTACCCACGGCGGTATGTCTTGGTTCTTGATGTTAATTCTCTCGACATCTCTGGTCTGGACGGTCTCTTTGAGTTCCGTGACCTGTATGTCTCCGTCTTCAGTCCTGATGTTAGACTGGTCGTTTACGACTTGCTGGTTCGCTTCCTTGGCTAGTTGTGTGCCGACAGCGGTCACTGATGGACCGCCGCCGCCTAGTAGAGAAGGAAGTGAACTACAGGATGCTAGTGTAATACTCATGACGACCAGAGCGGCTGCCCTAGTAATCATCCTTGTAGGTTTCTGTAGATGTAGACTTAGTCGTCTGGGCTGTAGAGAAACCGAAGTACGCACCAACCAGTGCTGATAGAGAGCCGTACATCATCATGAGTACAGCGTCAGCCTCAGCCATTCTTGCAGGGTCTAATAGTACAGCGGCTGTGGACACAATCATCATCCCCAGCGCAGTCCATGCCATGCGTCTCTTGTTGGTCTGGTAGGCTATCTTGTCGGGTATCATTTCGTTCATAGGTCAATGTAACCTTTCATTTGCAACCAGAAACCAAAGCCACCCACCACTGCTATAACAATGAGGAGGATGACCAAGATAGACACAATGAGTTCTTGCCGTTCTTCAGCCTCTAAGGCCGCCTGTTTCTCGGCTTCCTTGCGCTGGGCAATAACCTCACGTCTTACCTTTAGTAGGTCTTGGTAGGCACTAAAGCCCTTGGTGTTCACAATGAACTCTCGCAGTTCAGTCTCCGCTGTCTTAGCGTTCTGAGCCAGAGTCCAAGTTGCCATTGCTTCCTCGTTAGCCGAGGAAAACACACTGTTCTTCTTTTTTGCGTGGGCCTTCTTGGCACTGTCAGTGGCATCGAAGAACCCAGCGATTTCCTTAGACAGGTTGTGCAACTGCTTACCCGCAGCCACACCTGTCTTGATCGCCGCTAATGCTGTCAGCGGGTCCATAGTAACTCCTAAGGTCTGCTCTCCTTAGGGGTTCTGTTGGTGACTTTCTCTTTGGCGGTCCATCATGTATTCGACGGCGTCGCGGATTGCCTTTATGTTCTCATCGATACGCGCCAGTGAGACTTGCTGTGTCTGTACAACGTCTTCAAGTTCATTGAAGCTAATCTCCAGTACCATGATGTCTCGCATGTTTGCTTCGATGTCTGACATCATCATACTGACGGTCCAAACTATGGCACCAGCTTGGACTAGAAGACCGAAGATCAAAGTGATAGGGACAGACTTAGACAGGTGCCAACTGTCTGTAGGTTCGTCCTTAGCCATTTGCCATCACCTCACCTACTGTAGAGCCAGACTCTAGTTGCGATTGGATGCTCTCACTAAGTAGATAGGTTACTTGGCTATCACCAAAGGCATTTATTAGGTCTTCTCGGGTAAGGTCACTAAAGTTGCTTTCTGTCTCATACTCTTGAACGTCAGATACATTCGGTTCCTCTAGTTCGCTTTCTGTAGGCATCTCAAACAACTCTGTGATGCCTGAAGCTGTGCTTATTTTAATAATCATAGAGACATCTCCTTATACCCAATTAAGCATTTTAGTACCACCAGCGGGGAGGTCATATATCCTTAGCGTGATGTAACCGTCGGCAGCCAAGTCACCTGCATTGCCATATCTTGTACCACTGTTTCTTCCTAATATAGTGTCATTTCTTGTTACAGTTACACCATTGTATGTGCCTGAGCGTATATAACTGGTGCCACCGTGGCCCGCACCGTGACCATACCGACCATTAGTACCACCACCCTGCCAGTTTCCACCGCCGTTGCCGCCTGTGTAGCCACTACCGCCGCCGCCTGAAATACCATTTCCCCCACCGCCTCCACCGCCGCCGAAGCCGCCTTGGCTAGTGTATAAGCTACCGATAGGTTGCCCCGTATAAATAGTATTACTTTGACTAAAGTAGCGTACACCACCTACAATACCATACCCAGAGCGTTCACCGCCCCCTGTTGGATAATAAGTATAATAAAGGCTTGTGGTGTCTTTGATGTTCTTACCGCGCATGTTATTGGCGTTTGAGTTCCATCCCGCGCCACCCGATGCTGGGCCATTCCAGTAGGAGTTCCAACTGCTATAGTTGTCTTCCTGAGTGTAAGGTCCGTGGTTACCGCCATATGTATTAGAAGGGGTACTCGCGACGGTGCGGTTATAGCTGGTGCCGTAGTAGTTCCTTGGAGTGTTACCATAGGTGACGTCAGTACTATAATAGGTGTATCGGCATCCATCTCCACCATTCATATACCAAGACCCTGAGCCTCCTCCACCACCCCCGATTGCGAGGAGGGCGGCAGATGCAGAACCAGCATATACTGAACCCTCCCATAGGTATGACCCGCCGCCGCCGCCGCCACCATTACCTGTTCGGTGACCGCCCTGACCAACAAGACACATTAGGTACTGTCCAGCTTGATACTTAAAGTTAATCCGCATACCGCGGCCCCTACCACCCTGAGAAGCGTATTGATAACCCATACCATTAGCACCCATGACGTCTGCTTCGATCATGCAGTCAAAGGGGAAGGTAATACGCTGAACACCATTCAATAGATCGACACTCGGGTACCCAGTCGGGTAATTTGTGGATGTCGGCCCTAAGGAACCTTGTGCGCCTTGGGGTGTTAGGTTGAACGTTGTCACTAAATTGGGCCAATAGGGACCAGTAACATGTGAACCATAGGTCTTCAGGCCCAGTCCACCTGTCATTTGAAATAAAGGCATTATGAAGTTCTCCTTTATTCAAAGGCAACAAGACTACCCAGCACAGTCCACGTGCTTGTAGCCTCTTTGATGATTGTAAAAGAGTATGACAATATGCTGTTAGGTACGTTGTAACCAACAAGGTTGGTATTAGCGTAAAGCCACTTTGGGGTTATTGAGACGTTATCAATAGAGATAGAATTAATCCTATATGCTGTAGAACCCTGTTTCATTAGGACAACACAGTTCATCACCTCATTGACATCCATCATACTGTTTAAAGTAGTGCTAACGTCACCAGTGAAGTTGATGCCACGGTCAGTCGTTTGGTCACTGTTGAAGTAAACAACAGAACTGTCTTTAGCATAGAAGGCGATACCACCTGTCGTCGTGTTACTTAAAGATATGTTCTCTTTGATCTCGTCTAGTGTAGTGACACCAGCAATGTTTACGTCACCAGAGATTGTGACATCGCCAGTAATCGTACCACCAGCCAACGGCATGTATGTAGATGTCGCTGTAGAGTTCAATAGGTAGTCTGTGGCGGTTTCTACAGCCATAGTACCTAGACCTAGGTTTGTACGTGTTGTTGCTGCATCATCGACGTCACTTAGGTTGTTGTTAGCTAACAGAGGCGAACCAGTCGCACTCGCTTCATTTGACGCCTGTACCGCCTTTGCCAACAGTAGGTATGTTTCGGCTGGGGTACCGCTAGTTGTCGCATTGATGACCGAGGTCAGGTTTGTTTCAAAGGTGGATGTATTGATCGTCATTGTAGAATGTCCAGTCTATTATCTATAGAGCCGCGAAGGCTGCGTATTTAACCAAGAGTATTGCATCCCGAGTAGCCTCAGACGTAGCCTCAGAGGCCGCTGCCGCCGTGGCTGATGCCCCCGCTGCCGTTTCGCTTGCCGCCGCCGCTGTAGCCGAAGCTGCCGCTGCCGTGGCTGAAGCAGCCACTAAGGATTCAGATGCCCCCGCTGCCGTTTCGCTTGCCGCTGCATTTGTCTCTGCTAGTTCAGCGGCTGCTTGTGCAGCTTCTGAAGCTAATCTAGATGTCTCCGATGCACTTGCTGAAGACGCTGCATTTGTTGCAGAGGTTGCAGCGGCTGATACATTTGATGCGATACCTGCCGCATCCGATGCCGCCGCTGCTTGTGACGCCTGTGCAGCATCACGTGCTGCTTCAGCGGCTGCTTGTGCGGCCTCGGCAGCGTTCTTTGCGCCATCGATGGAATTTTGGTCGTTATTCGTCAGACCAGTTCCAGAGTAAAACGATGTCTTAGCCATTAGTCAAATCCTCAGTCTTGATATGTTGCAGTAGGCTGCATAGCCTGTACGGTCCCTGACACCTCCGCATCATTTGCTTGTTCCTGTATTTCCGATAAGAACTGTACGAACTTTGTTTCAAACAAAGGTCCACGTTCATCTAGGAAGTAATCACTGGCGTAACCAAGTGCGCCGTAAGTGATTAGGTCAGACGCAATGATTGCCAAGTCATTCTCATCAGTGTCTGATGTCATGACAGGGAAAGACGCATAGTAGTTCATGGTCAGTGTGCCGCTTGTGGGATAAGGGTAGACCTTCATGACCTCACCTTCCCGAGAGAAGTAACGAGGTGTACCAGTGTCATTACCCTCAGACATCTCCACCATCTTAGCCAGAGGTACTCGGGTCAAATTGGTGCTGTCATAGTAGAAATCAGTTATCTCCAAGAAGTCAATCGGGATAGTGACATATGACGTGGATGACTGGATGGTGTAAGTCTGCGTCGTTTCCATCGGAGGAATACGCAAGACACGTTGCGCACGTGCAATACTCTGGTCAATAAAGGTGTCAGCCAAGGCATCACTACAGTCTGTGCGGTTTAGTAGGGCTTTAAAGTGCGCCCTGATTTCACCTTTGTTCATTTCTTATGCCCTTCTGGTTTTAGGCTCAGGTTTGTTTTTGGCTGTCTTAGCGGCACGTGCAAAGTCAGCGTCAGTCGGTGCGCCCTTCTGACCTTTCTTGCGTGGCTTTTTGCCAGCCTTTTGATTTGCGTGGATGTTAGCGTAAAGACCTCTGCCCATATCAGTCGCCCTGCTTCTGGCAGCCGAACTTGCTACATGTCATTGGTGTCTTACAGCCATTGCATGGTTTGGACTTTTTGTTTCCGTACATTGCTACGTCCTCTTCGACTTTGTGCCAGAACACTTCCAGCGTTTACGTGATAGGTTGAGGGGGCTGTTGGGGTCTTTAGCCGCCTTCGGAAATCTTTTCTTCTGGGCTGCTGAACGTGCGCAGTATGCGTCACCTTTCGCTGTCCCAGCGCGGACACGTGGTCCACCGTCTTTCGCTTTGCCAGCCTGACCGTAACTGACACGTTTGCCAGACTTGGTCACTTTGACACGCGCTTTACCTTTGGAAGGTGTAGCCATTAGACTTTCCTCTCGGTCGCCATGAACATGTGTAAGTCTTCGGCCTGTAGTTTTTTGACTATCTCAGGTCCAGATGCTTCCCAAATGTCAAAGCCTTCGCGCAGCCACTTCTCGACCACCGCAGTGGGAATAGAGGCGACACGGTGAAACTCGCCCATAGGCTTCTGTGTACTTTCGTTACGTGCGTCCTTGAGGTCGTCTAGGAAAGCCTGTGAGATATGCTGTGTGTGCTTACGGACAGTTTCCCCTGCTTGCTGCATGAAGTCTGTGTCCGATTGAATCAGGTTGGGGATGTTTTTTTTGTAGTCATTCTGTACTTCCTTGAATCAAAAAGGCCACCCAAGGCGACACAGTAAGGAGAGCAAAACCTGTGTTACCGAGGGCGGCCTAATCTAAAGAACCGCTAGGGTTCTAAAGAGGGCTTATGACAAACCAGTGATTTTCACTGAGTCTGCAAAGTTCATGTGCTTGACGGACATCTCGCCGACGATTTGGTGGCGGTCTGAGTCGCCATTTTTAGCCAAAAGTGTGCGAGTGAACGGACGTAGAGTACATGTTTTGAACATTGATGGGTCAATCAATAGAGCGTGTGATGACTCTAGGTGACGGTTCAAAATTACACGGTACTCACCGTATGGAGACACGTATAGGTCGATTGCGTTGACCAATGTTTTGCCTTGCGCAATCTCACGGTTACGACCTGCTGACGCAGAGAAACCAGCGACGATTTGTGCATCACCTGGCTTAATCATAAGTGTGTCAACGTCTGAACCGTTGTTGTATGCAGTTTCACCTGCTTCCAACAGTTTCGCTTCAGTCAATGGGTCGCTTGCGTTTGCACCAGCGTCTACTGCTGTAGAAATCTGGTTGATTGCAGAAGCCATTTGACGTGCCGTAGAACCAGAACCAGTCACGGCTGCTTGGTCTGCACCAACTAGAGCAAATTCTGCATCGCGCTTGATTTCTTTAAGGGCTTTCGCCAACTGATGAGCGGTCTCTTTCGCTCGCCCATAGGTTGCAATCGCGTCTGCTGTTGCAGAAACTTGGAAACCTTTGGTCAGAATCTGGGTGTTGTTTGTACGCTCTACGGCGTCAATCAATGTACCCATTACGGCGTCCGCGCCTTCAACTGCTGCGTTTGATCCAGCCGCTGCAAGTGAATCCTCAAGCCATGAGAATGTACGTGCAGAGACTTTTTCGTCTTTGAACATCGTAAATGCGGGCGTATCGAAGGGCGTAATGTCGGTTATAATATCTGCAACCGATTCCTTCTTACCGACCTGATCGTATGTTGTATATGTTGCCATTGGTATGAATCCTTCTATTAGGCAAGAGTTTACTCTTCCCAGCGAGCCATAAGGGCTGCGGCAATATCATCCGTGTCACCACCATAACGAGGGTTGCTACGCAGTTTTGCTTGAGCGTCTGCTGCGCGTTTAGCCTTCAATGTTGTTTTGGAGGGTGGGGACTTCTTAGAACTCAAGACCTTTGTTCTGGTAGACTTTGACTTTGTCACTTTAGCCTTCGCTTTCTTTGATTGCGCTGACTTCTTTGACTCATCGTAAAGTCTCGCTTTGTTGATCAACATGATAACCGTAGGGTCTGTGTATTGATCAACTTGCTCTTGAGGCAGACCTGATTTTACAGCGTAGGCACGAATGTCATTGTACAATTCGTTGCCCCAATCTGGCAGGTTCTCTTCGAGGACACGCACACAGTCTGTGGCTGCCTTTTGAATCGCTTGCTGCTGATTGCCCTGTAGTTCTTGAAGTAATGAGTTGCTTTCCTCTTTGAGGAACTTCACATCGTCTTCGGCCTGACGTGCATCTTGTCTGAGTTGGGCGAATGTTTCAGCGTCCATCTGCTGGGCTGCTAGTAACATATCCATCTCTGAATATGGGGCTAGTCGGGCCTCTGCACGTTCTAACATCTTTTGGTATGCTAATTGCGTTCTTTGGAACTCGTGTTCCGCAACTTTGCGCTGGGATGCTAAATCTTGAGACTTTTGTGTTAAAGATGCTTCTTGACCATAAAGTCTTTTCAGTTCCTTCACGGATACCTGTTTGTTTTCACCTTTTACGTTGACTTCGACAAGGGCGTCTTCGGACACAGTGGTTGGTTCCTCTGTATCGTCTTCTTCGACCTCTTCTTCGTCGTCTTCTTCGGCTTCATCAGTTTCTTCAGGGTCCGTGTCGTCCTCTACTTCTTCTTCAAGGTCGTCATCGTCATCTTCATAAGCACCCTCTTCAAGGTCTGTCTCTTCGACCTCTTCGGGTGTCGCATCTTCGTCTTCGGGTTCAGATAGGTTTTCACCGTCATCCCACCGACCTAAGATTGCATCTGCGGCGTCATCTAAATCTAACGCGCGGGGTTCTGAGTTACTGTTTGGGTCGTCTGTCATAGACCTAGTTCCTCTTGGCTATTGTCGCCTTGAGCCAAAATGTTGTCACGCACTTCAACTCTCTGCTTTAGGGTGTTCACCACGTCTGCTAGTCCGCGATAGTGGTGGTATGCTGATTCACGTTTCGACTGTTCGTCGGGCTGTGAGTTTACAAAGGTAGAGAAAGCACTCTCCACGATTGAATCGACAACAGAAGAAAATGCAGAGGACTTTAGTAGTACCTCTGCTTCATCCCCTGCCGTCACAAGTTGCTCTTCTTGTGTAGGCATATTGAACCTTTTGTTATTTACCCATTAGGGCTTGCGATTGCTCGGACATCCTCAGCACGTTTTGCAATCTCCAACTCTTCGTAGTTGACTGCTTCTTTGTGTGCCTGTTGAGACTCTTGTAGGTCCAACTTGTCCGACTTCAGTGCGAAGTCTTGCTGTGACTTGAGTTGCTCAAGTTGCAGTTTCATCTTCGCAATCTCTGCGTCAGTCTGTGCTTTAAGTTCAGCAACTGCTGTCTGACGTTCTTGTACCTCAAGTTGCTTCTGCGCCATTTGCATCTGCATCTGTGAGGCTGGGTCTGGTTGTTTGGGTGGTACTTGAGAAGGATCGAGTAGATAGTCAGCAACATTCTTAATTCCACTCTTGTCTAAGATAGCACCAAGCATTTTGAACTTTTGCTGTGGACCGTACATCTGCTGTAGAGATGGGTCGGCACTAAACAACTGGTGGAACGCAAGATACTTCTGAATCTGTGTCTCTTGTTCACCGTAACCAAGGTTGAACTCAACCATCACGTCACGCTTATCAGACCATTGTGCTGGTGTGATTTTGACGTAAGTACCCGCTAGTTCGACTATCTTTTCCATCGTCTCGTTCTCTACACACAACTGGTAGACAAGGTTGAACAATGGTTTCAGGAAGTTGTTAGCGAAGTTACGTGCGATAATCTTTTGACGCTGCTGGGACATGGTCGCCAGTTGCTCAACCATCGCTGCTGAGTTCTGTTTACTAATAGCATCCTTGTTCAAGCCCTGAGATAGACGTGAGACACCTGAAGTGTCCTCTTTGTCTTCATCCAGCATCTGTATGGTCTGGAATATGAAGGGGTTGAGGGATGCCTGAGGCATTGGGTTGATTGCATCTGGACGTGTGACGTTCACGATACCGCCGACACGGTTGTCAATAAGTTCACGTGGGTTCGTCAGTCCACCTTTGACCACAGTGTAGCGAGGGTTGTTTGTAACCATCGCGTGGTCAAGGATTGAGCGTGTCAACACAGTCCGTGCATTCTGAATGGCAATCAACTTGTCTGCGAAGTTGTTACCGTGGAATGCGTGTGGGATTGGCAGAGGTACGAATGCAACAAATGGCATACGTGTCACGATGTCTTTAGACAGCATGACGTTACCTACTTTGACGACACGGTATAGGTCTGTAGTCCCTTTTGCGTCTACATCCAGAGGCAAGTACGCTTCAACGACTGTCACTTGACGTGTTTGTTTTTGGTGACCCTTGCCAGCCGTGAAGCCACGTCCAGCACCAATGTCATCAAAACGAGATAGAACCTCTGGGTCTGTGTCAAAGTCGTTGTCTTCGTCACTGATGTCCATGACAAGGTCTTCGTCATAGCCCATCTCAATCAGTTCTGCGATTGTCTTACGTGTGCGGTGAGCAACGAAAGATGCAGATTCCAGTGAACGACACTGTGGTTCGATTAGGAACTCTTCAGGCGCAACGGATTCAATCTTGACCTGTGAGGTGTCACGGAAAACACGAAGTTCACCAGTGTACAGACCAAACTCATCCTCTACGATTTCCTCAATCTCAACCATGTCATCAGACAAGACTGCATCAAGTTCCTCTTCGGTTAGGTCTTCGACATACTCAAGGTAACTATCAGTCTGCTGTTGCCAGTAGACTTTGGCTACCCCTGCCCTTGCAATCAGACCATCATGAATGACTGTCTGCATCACCTCGAACAAGTTGTTCTGACGGTGGAGGACGTAGTCGGTGTACTCTGTACAGACTTCAGCCATCATCACGTCTTCTGGTCCTTGCGGTGAGAAGCGTAGAGTGCGGTTGCCTGTGCTGAATGTTTCGAGAAGTGCAGCCTTCATGCTTTCCACAGCATCGTAGACGTCCTGAGACACATACTTGCTGTTTCCGTCATGCACTGGTTTCGGAAGTTTTGCCGAGTAGTAGTCCATAACACGCGAACGTTCACGGCTCAGTTCACTATCCGCATATCCAATGGACATTCGTAGGCTGCTATCTACGATTGAGACGATTTTATCGTCATCAAGTTCTTTAAGTTCTTTCATCGTTAAACCATCTCAATATATAGATCATCGACTGCCTCTATTGGTTCCCAAGCACCCTCATGGATGTGGTTGGCTAATGCCAAACTCATTACACAGTCATCGAAGCATCCAGACTCTGCCTCCATGCCACCAGTGGTATTCACGATGTATGTCAGCATCTCTCGGATAGTTACTTTGTCATTAAGTTCGATAGTTCCCTCACGAACCGCCGCCCTAAGTTCATCAATGACTAACGGCTTTGTCTTGGATGTGGTGGTAAAGCCCAACTTGACGGTCTCTTTGTCCGTCAGTTTGTCTACCTGTATCTCAGTGTAGAAATTAGGGTACGCCATGTCCTTGCCGAGGCGTGTACACGTAAGGATACCGTGGCTGTTGTTCTCTACGATTATCAAAGCGAAGTTAAAGAACTCGCCTAGTCTGTAGAGTACCTCAGCGAAGTAGTCTGGGTGTACTTGCGCACGATAAGATGCGACCTGTCGTTTCTTACTGTCCAAGACTTGCGCCACGGACCAGTCTCCACCTCTGACACCCATCGCAACGTCAGCACCGATTGTGTATCTCTCGCCTGAGTCATACTTGCGGTACAAGGTGAGTTCACCTCTGACATTCTCTAGCCACTCTTCGCCCTCTAAGGCCAAGTTTGCTACAGGGTCACGTGTGTCACCTAGACGTTCCTGAAGTGCCTCTGGGTTGAACACAGGGCGACCTGTGGTCAAGAAGGCTTCTTCTGGTTCTGCTGGGTATTCTTGCTTGAAGAGGTCGATGCCGTTCTGGGCAATCTTGCGTCTACGGAACATAAGTTGACCATCGTCCAACTCATACTTCTCACACAACTCTTCCTCTTCAGGTGTACGCTCGAAGTTCTCTGGGACATTCTCACGGTACTCAGGGTCCATAAACCAAGGTATGAACACAGGTGTGTAACCGTTGGTTCCTTCTACTGCACCCTTCCATAGGTCGTAAAAGATGCCAGAGACACCGTTAGCCGTACTCTCGACAAAGATAGCCGTACCCTTTTTGTTAGGCACAGCCTGTGTAAGACCATTCCAGTTCTCAAGTGCTGTAGACTTCGACCAGAACGCAAGTTCCGAGGCGTGTACGTGCGTAAGCGTCTCACCTCGACCAATACTCTCACCACCTGCCGTAGCAACCACATACGAACTATCCAATACGTCAAACGTAAGTTCTCGACGTGATGAATACTTGGTGTGTGGTTTTAGTAGTTCAGGGCAGTTCTCGTGGTAACGCTTGGTCATATCGAACAAGGCTCGCGTACTGTCACTGTGGTGCGTAATCACCATTGCCTTACACGCTTTGCGCTGGGACACGTTGTGATACAGGTAACCACCGACATAGGTAGACAGACCTTGCTGTCGTGCCTTGAGGATGATGATACGGACCTTACCCTCTTCTACTAGTTGCTTCTCTACTGCCGTCTGCAAAATGCGCTGGGCAGGTTTGAGTACCAAAGGGCTGATGTCGCCGTCTTTGGTTCTAATCTTGAGTGCTGATTTAGCGTAGAAGGTGAAGTCGTCGTAGAGACGCTTGCGTACTTCTCTAAGTTTCTGATCCATCTTGCTCTTCTTCGTCATCGCTAACTAAAAGCGACTCCAAGAAGGCTTCAGCCTTGCCAATAGTAACTTCGCTTTTTGCAGCGGGTTTTGTCTTAGTAAAGTCCAAGACCATACGCGCGGCTGTCAAACGGTCACGATTTTGACACGGCTCTCGCATGATTTCTACGGCTGCTTTTAGAGCCTCAATTGCGTATTCGTCGTCGATGTTGTTATCTTTGGTCATCTTAGCAACAATCCTTTCGGCATCTTTTTTCGCCTGTTCTCTGATTGGTGTAATGGCTTCCAAGGTGTACCCATCTCGTGTCCCTTTAGGACGTCCCGCATTCTTACGAGGCTTTGTTGACCACTGCTTTCTTAGAGCGCGACCTTCCTCGGTTTGCATCAGTTTTGCGAAGTAGTTTGTCTTCCCCGCCTGATGTGCCTTCTGCGGCATCGTTAGTTCCTTTTTGGGACTCTTCTTTCTTGGGTTCTTGGGTGCGCCCATTACTTTTTACTCCTAATAGACTTCCGATGATTTCAAGTGTCTCTGGACACGCTTTGCAAAACACAGGGGCTGGTAGTTGTGCAGCCATTTCTTGCAAGATTGAATCTTTTTGGGCCTTCGTCAGTCCAGATGACTTCACGGCCTGTATGCATTGCAGCAGAGGCATCAAGTCAAAAGCGGTTTTATTCATGGGTTTGCTCTCTTTGGGGGTTGTGGATGCCCCCGAAGGGACACCCTATGCTGTTAGAACACCATCAGGCATGGGTGGTTCTTCATCGCCACCAGCGGCAGCGACTAGGCCCATCGCCATAGCGACAGCGAGTATGGTTGCGAATGGATGTGAGTAGAACTTGATCTTACCGTTGTTCGCTTTGTCAAACTCAGCCTTAATCATCTTTGTGTTGATAGGCATAAGTTCCTTAGCGAGACGCGGGTTCATCAGATACAGCCACATTGGGTCAACTGAAAGTTCAGGCGCACTGTTCGTGTAGGCTCGGAAGTTACGCAAACGGTTTCTGAAACTCACCATTGTACCCGCATCGTTGTTCTGCACGGCTTTGTTGAGTTCATCTAGTAAATACGTCAGAGAACGACGAGGTGCCTGAGTTTCACTTGGATTACTCTCAAGGTACGCCTTACCTGCTTCTTGGAACGCAATGATTTCCTTAATTGCAGGGTGGTCTAAACCTTTAGACTCAAGGATAGGTTTCATCACAGAGAAGTTGTAACTGTTTCGACCTACCGTGTCATACTCACCAGTACCTTTGTTTTGGACACCACCCATTCCGAAACGACCTTTACCATCCATGTTACCTTGGGTAAGAGAATGGCCCATCTCGTGTAGTAAGGTGTGAAGCGACTTCAGTGTGGTTATCTTTTCACCTTGGAAGGAACCTTTCGGTCTAATCCCAAATACACTACTACCAAAACCCTTCATGTCAGGGTTCCATTGGTGAACACCCATTGTACCTTTGCCAGACTTGGTTGCCTTCTGAAGCGCAGTACCACTGTTCATAAGTTGAGCGGTAATACCAAGAAGTTTTGCAACTTCGAGTGCTGTGTCTACGTCTTGGATACCGTTCTCGTACTTAGAACCCTTCTTGCCAATCTCAATGATTGCTTTGGCTTCAGGTATGTTCTTCTTTACGGTTGGTGTCTTCGGCTTTTTGAGTTCAGGCTTGGTGGGCTTGGGTTCAGGCTTGGGGCTGACCAATGGAGGCTGGGCCAGTTGTGTGGGTCCAGTTCCAGCTTGTCCGCTTTGCCCTCCTGTATCTCCTGATCCACTTGGTCCAACAACTGGCGCAGGTGTGGTGGGAGGGGTTTCATCTGGTCCGTCATCTGTCTTCTTTGCCTTTGGCTTTGCCTTAGATGCTTTGGCCTTTACTGCCGCTTGCTGCATCTTAATCCTATTTAGATAGGGAGTAAGGTACTTATCTGCAAGTGACATGGATGTTAGGCTCACACGCGCACCATCTACAATCTCAGTTGCCTTAAACACAGGGTCTGAACCTAAGTTCAATCCAAGTTCGTCTAGTGCCTTAGTCAAAACTGCACGGTCACTTGAAGCAATGCTCTTGTCGTTGTTCATGTCATCACGAAGTGACTGTAGAAACGCCTTGTTAGCATCAATACCATCTTGAACGGCTGCTGAACGCGGTTGTACTGGTGTACCGTCTGGTGCGGTTGTCTGTCCTCGCTTACTCTTTGTCTTAGCTGCTGCTTTATCGACAGCCTTGTCTTTGAGTAGTTCGAGTTTCACCAAACCAATGACTTCAGTCAGAGGCGCACCTTCAGATGACATTACACCTGTCTTCTGCATTCTGCGGTACTCTGCAATCGCACGGCGTGTCTCAGAAGCAATATCGCGTGCTTCTATACGCTGTAGGACTTCTTCGACCTTCGCATCAATATCAGTAGGCATTTTGTCTTTAGCAAACTTCGGATAGGCTTCGGCAACACCTGCGAACATTTTACCACGCGGCGAGTTCGACTTGGGTGGCGCACCTTCGTTATACAAACGGACATAGGTCGCTGCCCTACGCGCTGCTTCTTCGTCTTTGGCACGTTGTTTTGCTGCCAAGTCGTCCGCTTTGGCTTTCGCTTTCGCTTCAGCGGCCTGTTGCTTTGCTGCTGCACGTGCTTCGATTTCTGACTTCTTCTTGGCTGCTGCATCATCCTTGGCCTTGATTGCCTGTGCTTGCTGTGCGGCCTTCAGACGTGCTGTACGCCCTTCGACTGCGGGACCAGTTGGGTCTGCTAGACCGTCTCGACCTTTGTTCTTTTTGATGAACGTGTTGAGTTTCGATCTGCGTCCTGTGATTGCGTCAATACCACGACCTGCAATGACCGTAGGAATCTGGACAGCCAAGGACTGACCACCAGTTGCAAGTGCTGCACCAGTGTTGATGTTGCCACCAATGATACCTGCTGGATTATAGGAACGTCCAAAGGATGGAAGTGGGTTGAAGGTGTCTGTGAACTGCGAGATGCCGCCTTTCAGACCGCCTGAGTAGACTTCCGTTACAATATTGGACTTACGAAGTGCATTTAGTAACGCTTGTCCTTCTCTAGTGTTACCTACCTGTTGTTGGACGAAGTCGAGGTTCTCTTTGGTGACTGTAGTGGACACTTTGTTTCGCGCTTGGCGTAGTGTCTCTGCAAATTTGGCTTTTGTTGCCGCATCTGCGTCCTTCAACACCTCTTTACTGAGAACCTTGTAGTTAGCGTCAATCTCTTCACGCATCTTACTACGTGCAGCATTCAGGACAGCATTCGCACCCTTCTGTGACGATGGGTCAATGTCCTTTATGTTTAAGCCTTCGTCTGTAGCAATCTCTTGGAACATACGTGCCACGTCACCTGCCGCCTGATCTGTCTCAGGGTCTAGGGACTCACGTGGTTTCAAGATACGCTCACCAGTCTTACTCACCGTCGAGATGCCGACATTGGCTGCACCAGAAACTGTGGCACCAATGGCTGCTGCGTCACCGATACGGTCTACGACTTCTTGAGGTACATACTCGCCGCCTTGGACTGCTGTACCACCAATAATCAAGCCTTCTTGTCCAGCCTCTTGTAGACCTTCACGTAAAACCTTGAGTGTAGCACCGCCACCCTTCAGTGGCGTAAGTTCGATAAGACCTGAGGCAATTGCTGTCGCTAGGTCAGTACCAGTTGCAGTTGGGTCAAGCCCCTGCTGTTCCTTTTCGTCTCGTGTAGCACCAAGAGACATTGTGGAACCTGCGACTGTACCCGCTGCTGCAAGACCTGCACCCACGACAGGTGCTGTGGTTGCTGCCAGACCTGCGCCAACAGATGCTGCGACACCCGCACCTACTTGTGGGGCAGCCTCAGCCGCACCGTAGAGCAAAGAGCGACCTGCGTCTGCATAGTCACCCTCTCGGATGTTCTTAACGATACCGTCTGCGCCTTCAGGGCGTTGGTATGTAGATGCATCTAGTTCCGCTTGGTTGCGCTGGGCGACATCTGCACCGTATTGCTCAACACCCTCCATACCAGTTAGTTCACCGACACTTTGGATACCTTTACCAAGCATCTTTTGTGCGTTGTCTACACCGTAGCCTAAAGCACCGCTGACACTTTCGTCTGGGCCTTGCGGTTGTGAGGGTGTTGTTGGCTGATTACCTTCGAGTGCCTTTGCTGCTGCGATAAGGCGTTTTGCAGCCTCTATATCGCCAGCGGCGTGTGCGGCTCTCGCTCCACGTTTATAGTCTTCAATGGTGTATTCAGCCATCTCTTACCTCTAATTATTGATGTAGGCCAAGTCGTCGTCAGACAGTCCTGATGCTGTAGAACCTGTAGGTCGCTGATTCACTGGTACTGTTCCGCCTTGACTCAAACGCTGCTGAACGCGCTGTAAGGCTTCCATGCGGTCGATAATCCACTGTTCCCAGATTGCCTCGTCTTGCCAGTCTTTAGGTGCTGGGTCCAAGAACAACTTCATCTCTGCGTTAGAGATAGCACCCTTGGTTTCAGCAACACGTAAAAGAGCATCGTCAACTTTGACTCGTTTAAGAATGAGGCGTCTTGCGGCGTCTTCGTCACCAGTGAAGTTATCAACTAGAGACTTTGCGATACCACCGATACCAGTCAGGTTACCACCTGCTGCACGGCTGTCACGGATTGCTGTAAGTGCATCTTGGTAGTTAGACATCGCTGCGTTTGTAGCAGTAAGTAACTCACCGTCTTTCTTACTACCTTTGCCGCCACCCGCACCTTTGGCACGTAGTTTAGCCATTTCCATCTGACGCTTTTGTTCCGCTTCAGCCATTTTACGTGCTTGCTCACGGTTTGCGTCTTGGATACGTCCGTACTCTGTTGTGGCTGCGCCGATACCATCGCCTTTCAGCGCACCTGAGTACATTGCGCCACCAATGCGGATCAATGCCTCGTTACGGTCAACCAGCATCTGTGGCATCTGAGAGCCACGCGCGTTGCTTGTCTTAGGACCAGATGAACTTGTGATGCTACCTGCACTTAGTGCGCCTGTAGAACGGCCTTGACCACCAGACTTCAACACAGGATCGGATTCCGTAGTTGTAGTCTCAGTTTTGGGCTGAGTTGTATCTACAAGGACAGGCTGCGGCATAGGTGCCAAAGTCGGGTCACTGTAGTCAACGTCAGGTACATTCGGGGCCAAAACAGGTGCTGCTGGTTGCGCTGGGTCAACGACTGGCGGTGCAACTGGATCAGGAATGTTTGCCTGAAGCAATGCTGCGGCCTGTACGTTACCTGCGTCTGCAAGTTCACGTAGTTTCTCTTTAGATAGTGTACCTAGGTATGCATCGCTGCGCTGCGGGTCTTGCATAATAGGTGCGACAGGCTCGACGCCACGGTTCATGTCACCAGATAGCACAGGATTTGTGTTCAGGGTGTTACCAGCGTTAATAAAGTCTTGGACACTGTAGTCTTCATAGCCTGTCGGGACTGGTGCAGCCGCTGGTGCTTCCTGATTAGGTGGGAAGTACGGATTAGGCTGTGTGTTTAAGACAGGATTTTGATTACTTGGGTTTGTCGCTGGAGAAATCTCCATAGGCTTGATGTCCAACACAGGACTAGGTGTGCCTACTGATCCGTATACACGCGCAATGTTGTCTTTTGCGTCCTGAGGCATCTGGTTATACAACTCTTCGGTCATATAGCCGCCAAACGCCTCTTGGAACTTAGGGTTTTGACTAATTACTTCCCACATTAGTTAAATCCTCCGAGACCAGAGCCGCCGAAGAGTGGGTTAAAGACTTTGCTGTTGCCGATAGCACTGCTAATCTGGTCACCATACTTCTGTTGGAAACCAAAGCCCTGCATCGCACCGCCCAGCGCACCCTGCATTGGGTCAACACGGTTTACTTGGGCTGTGTTATTGGTCGAAGGCGCACGTCCTAGGATACCAGACTGGTAGTTCATGCGTTGGCGCATCTCAAAGTCACGTGCGTCCTCGAAACGCTGACGGTCATCGTTCAAACGTGCCTGATCGTAGCCTTGCAGTGCATTACCTGCGTTCATACCGAAGTTTGCACCCTCACCTAGCGTATTTAGGCCAGTGTTATAGGCACTCATGACCTGCTGGTTGGCGTTACCCGCAGAGTTTAGGGCTGAACCTTGGTCGATGAACTGCTGAGACTGCTGCGCAAGGCTGCGGTCAATCAGGCGGTCCTGAATACCTGCGGCGACATCAGCGCGGCGGTCATCATAAGCACGGTTTGCGACTGCTTCTGCGACACCTGCACGGCTTGAGTTCATGTTACCAGTGCCTGAGGCGTTCATATTGATGCCTGTGAGCGTGTTTTCCTCTAGGTTACGACGGTCATCACGCATTGCAGCGTCAACAAGGGAAGAACCGTTGTTTGCTGCGTAGTCCATCGCTGTCGATAGGCGGTCACGCTTGGCTTCTTCAGACAAACCTTGGAACTGGTTGTACAAAGAGTTCGCATTGGCACCAAATTGATTGCTATTTGCCATCATATTGTTGCCAGCGTTCATCATTGCGCCACCGAACTGTCCCATTGTGTTTGCTGTGTCTAATTGGAACTGGTTTGGACCTGCGTATGTTTGACCATCGTAGGCACCTGTAGCTAAAACACCGTCAAGTGCGCCAGATGCACCCGCTAGGTTAGCGTCTACATAGGGTTTGTATTGGTTGAAAGAAGCCATATTGGCCTCATTTGCACGGTCTTGTGCTTTGGCTTGCTTGTTGGCACCCATTAGGCCCATTGCGCCGCCGATTATTGCGCCCCACATGTTAAATTCCTTTTGATTTTTTGCTTACACGGCTACCCAAGACGTGCCGTTGTACACGACAAGACCAGTGAAGCCGTTGCCAAGTGGGTTCCAAGGAGAAACCGCGTACCTAATCATGCCCTTGCGGACACCCTCAGGTTCTTTTTCTGCAACTTGTACAGAAGCTTCAGATAGGGACCGTATAACGGCCTCTAGTTCGCGTAGTTCCTCTTGGATGTACGGACCCAAGTTATCTACTGATAGTCGTGGTATCTGGCGTCGAACATAACGCGACACCAGTAAGTTAATTTTGTCTGATAGAGCCATTCTGAATCACCTGCGACCAGTGACTGCTACCTCCACGTCCATACCTGAAAAGGCAAAGTCCTTGAGATTATCACTTGTCAGTTTGTATGAAAGGTAACGACCAGAGATACGTGTATCTACCTTGTAGTCGCTTAGTGCATCAAAGACCTGACTGGTGCCGTAGTTTGGGTCGGCTGTAGGCAACGTCGAGGCACCAAAAGTAAAGTTAAAGTCACCGTCTGAGTTCGGGGTAGAAATCTGCGGTGTAACCTTTGTTATAACTTTGTAGCCTGTCAGAGGTATCCCTTGTTCATCTAGGTCAATCCCTGTGCGTTCTAAGAATGGCAACTGCGAAACGGTTGTATCTACCTCGGCTGCTAGAGAACCTTGGTCCACTAGGTCTAAGCCATAGATACGCCTATCAACAACACCTCCACCCGCATCAGATACAAGTAGGATTCCTCTGCCGAACTGACTCTCTTGGTCATGGTATGAGCCGCCAATAGTGGCATAGGTTTCTGTTGCTGACGCATAGTCACTAACTGTGTTTACGTTGGCAATGGCACCGCCGACTACGTTAGGAAGGTCTTGGAATGTCCAGAGGTCTTCTTTGTAGTTGTAGACTGCTGCACGGTTACAGGAGTCACCATCTGGGTACACAGACATATCGTCACCAGTGTGGTAGCAGAAGTACACTTCTTCTAGGTCACTGTTGTGCATAACGAAACACTGGTCAGACTTGGACATGTCAATGCCCCTAAAGATGTAGTCTCGGACACGTCCGTCACAGATAGATTGGCGTGTGTTGCCGTCAGTCACATAGATGTCATCACGGTCAAAGACGTAGTGCTTGCCCTCAATCTCTGAGATGCAGTTCTTGTTGATTACTCCAGCGTCATCGAAAAGTTTGCGGAAGTTAAAGATAAACGTACCACCCACGAACTCTACAAGCCACACTTGGTCCTGTGAGTACACAATGAAGTTAGAGCCTAAAGTTGCACCGTCGATAATCGGGGTTTTCATCTGCACAATGTCGTTGAAACCAGCAGATGCCGTGAGGTCCGTTTCGTCCCATGTGGAAGGCACAGAGTTTGCCAACGCAGGGTCAGAGAAACGCACACGGTTAGGATAGGTCACACCATTCTCTACTGTGCCTAGGGCCAACAAGAAGTCACCGTAAGAACGGAGTGCGCCTGTTGTGTGGTTACTAGGCCAGTTTGGGAGTGTGGTGAAGTTTGAGGCACTGCTAGTTCTGTGGAGAGGCGCAGTGTCTGATCTGTTGACGTACTCTACGTCCGCTAAAGTAGTCACTGTGATTTCTTTAGAAGGCGAAGAGGATGAACCTGTGTAGACTGTAGTGAAAGTGCCATTGGAGAACTCACGTATCGTAAGTGTATCATCCACCACCAACACAGTATCATAACCAGAGGTCGAGGTGAGTCCGTAAGAAAACTTAGGATTCCAAGTGAATACATCTGATACCTTACGGTACACAGGACCAGCAGTCACTTTGCCTTCGTTGAATCTTACGTTCTTAGCACGTGTGAAACCACCTATCGGCAAGTTGTAGGGGTCTACATCTGTCACCACACCCACAGCCCCTAAGCCTCGGATAGGTAAGTTAGTCATGTCTTATGTGTCTTTCTGTGCTTTACGTTACAGACAGGTAGGCTTTGTGGGCCACGAGATTGTGTTAGGGAACCCTTGCTGCTGGGGTACATCAAGTAGAGCCAAGCGATACGCCGAGACGTCAGCTTGCTCTTGTGAACTTAGGTCACCCCAGCGCAGTGGGTTGCCCACAACAGGGTCCACCTCGTTGGCTAACTTAGAGTCACGTTGGACCCTGACCATAGTGGCAACACGTGCATCATGTTCAGCCTGAGAGAATGGCGCATAGTCAGAACCAATGAGAGCCAAAAGTTCTGAGTTGTCTATAGTCATGTCTGTGTCTGAAGGGTGTATAGAGTAAGGTATCCATCCGTAGTCTGGGTGGTTAATCTCTACGTCAAACTGTGTGTTCTCAGCGTTCATCGACTGAGCATTACGGTATTGTGTGATTTCTATACTCATCTAATGTCTCCTATGACACACGTACAAAGAGCGAAGCGCGGTTAATGTAGTGTGCCATTAGACGCCATGTGCCTACATTCGGGCTGGTGCCTACATTGTTAGTCCCTGAACCGTCAGAATACGTCAGGTTACCACCCGATGTTGTCTGTCCTGGGCTACTTACGCCACTAGCAAGTGCAAAAGTGTAAGTGCCCACAGCGGCTAATGATGTTGACTGTGCGGCTGGTATAGCCGACGCAGTAATGTAGCCACGACCATTGGCGATCTGAGTGTTGTTCGTGATAGCAGTAGGGAATCCTGAGATGCTTATGTTACTTAAGCCACTACGGTACAAGGTCAATGTGGAGCCACTAAAATTACCACCACTTACATAGTAGTTTGTGTCCGTGGACCCTGCGGGTAGCGTAAAGAAACTATAATTGCCATTACCGTCTGTTCTTAATACCTGACCATTTGACCCGTCTGTAATGCCTAGGTCTGTTAGGGTGCTAGGGATTGCTGTGGTGTTATTCAGGTTGGCTTGGGTGGCAGTCACTGCACCTGTCAGGTTGGGAAAGGTGTTCTTTAAGACTGTCTTTATGAGACGGATGTGGTCGTCCGCTTGCGCTAGACCGTCAGTTGCTGCGGGGTTCGATGTGTTCAAACCGTCAACGTATGTCGAAGTTTCTAAGCCCATGTCGGACGTTCCTCTTTTGGTGGCTGGAGTGGCTTTAGTTGCTGGGGTGGACCTCTGCTTGCAAAGGCCCGACAACAACAACAACAACAAAAACCTTTAGCCTACTTTTTGAAATTGAGTTGTTTCTTGGGGTAGCGGGGGGTCGATTCTGACTAGGGAACCTAAGTTTCTACGGAGTCCGCTTGCTAACCTACTGTTTTCTATAGGTTTCTATGGTAGGGGATATAGTATCCCACGAGGGGGCGGGGGTATCAGTGGTCTACCTCGGTGACATTAGCCTTGAGATTTTTATCTGGCTGAGAGCCTTGGCTTTTCGACACGGATAGGGACACTTCAGTCAACACCAGATACACCAGTAAACAAGAGACCATCAGCCCCATCAGCAACACAGCAGCCCTCGCTTCAGCCGCCACGGTGACACCATCCACAGTCACGATGAGCCGCCTCATGTATCGTACCCTTGTTGATACCCATGTCTTTCAACTGGTCATCACTGTGCAGCCTTAGTTGACCGACGGCACGGTTAGCCCTGCAATGGTATTCATAAGCCGCTAGAAGCAACACCAAGCGTTCCAGTGTTCTTACGGTCTTCTTAAGAATGCATCGCATTCGTGTAAGTATCGTCAGCATCCTCTACCTTACCTTACTACTTATAGTAGGCGTGGGACCACCTGAGAGACTAAAGGCCGCTGTGAGCGTCCTTGTTTTGTCGGGAGGTCTCTGGGGTCAACCACACCAGACCGAGCCGCTATAGTCAGACTATAGTTACTCAGGTCATCCTTAGTATCTTTTCTATTGTGTATTGCGGAGGTGGGAGTTCTTGTCGCTTCAGTCACTCTAGTATCTCTAGTGTCCCTCGGCGGCGGTGGTGTCCGCTTCCTCTCTATAGGGGGGCAGAAGTCAACAAAATGCATCTGAAGGACACAAAATGTTTGACAGGGGATTTCCGATATGAACATAGTGTGGGTACGGAGGCTGTCGGGGCTTCTGTTGTTTACATGGTGGCTCTAGTTCGAGGGGACTGTAACTCCCTCGCGGAGACGCACGCTAGGTTCGATTCCTAGGTCGCCCACCACTTAGCAAGAGACTTCCTGACTGAATACCTCCGCAACAAACGGAGACAGTCAGAATGACTTACACAATCAAAGAGCAAATCACACGTGACCTAGCAGGTCTTGATGTAAACGATAGCAACTCAGTAGTTCGCAGATACTTCCGCCTGTTTATCGAAGGCTCATATGCCAACGGTAACGGTGAGCAGGTACAAGCGGAGA